CCTTCCCCTGCCCGCCGCCGCCAGCACCTGACTGGCCCGCCGCCGCCCTGCCCCTGCCCGCCGCCGCCAGCACCTGACTGGCCCGCCGCCGCCAGCACCTGACTGGCCCGCCGCCGCCAGCACCTGACTGGCCCGCCGCCGCCAGCACCTGACTGGCCCGCCGCCGCCAGCACCTGACTGGCCCGCCGCCAGCACCTGACTGGCCCGCCCTGCCCGCCGCCCGCGCCCGCCGCCCCTGCCCCTGACTTACTGACTTGATATATAAGCAAGAATAGCAAGAAAGCTGCAAGAATGTTGCTTGACAAGAGTGTAAGAAAGACTAGACTGTAAGGACGATCCTGCTAGACCCAAGAAAGGGGCTGACCATGCCTATACCCACGATTGAAGAACTGCGCGAAAATGTCAGCGTCCTGCGCGATGACATCGAACACCTTGAGGCCCGTTTGCAGGGCATCAAGTGCGAACTGAGCCAAGACAGCGCGGAGCGCGTCCTTAACGTCAAATATCGGCTGCTGACTGAGCAGCGCGATATGCTGGAACGCGCCGAGAGCAGCAGCGCATATGAGGCCGCGCAAGACCGCTGGAAGCAGCACGAGGCCGACGACACTTTGGACCTGTATTGAAAGGGGGACTGACCATGAAAGACCTGAAAGAGTTTTTGGAATTTATGTCGCGGCCTTATGTCTTTGTGCCGTGGATCATCGTTGTTGGCCTTATTGGCTACGGGCTGGGGAGTGTTGGACTATGAGCGATTACAACGGATGGACCAATAAGGAAACGTGGCTAGTCAACTTGTGGCTGGGCGATGACTTTGCACAGAGAAGCGAAGAAGGCGAGATTATCACTGAAGCCTTTATCCGCGAGACTGTGGAAGAAATCTGCGAGTCAGAAACCAAGAGCGTAGAAGGCCGCTTCCTGCTTGATCTGTTGAACTGTTCCCTTGGTGAAATCAATTATTCCGAACTGGCGCAGCACTATGAGCCAGAGGAGCGCGGGGAATGAGCGCCGCTGACAAGATTGCGGAAATGGTAAGCGCAGGGGAAACCCTGCGCGATGCCGCCGGAAACACCTACCTAGTGCGCGGCTTTGTGGGCCACGGCGCGGGGGCTAAGATCAAACTAATGCGCGACCGCGATGAGGCAGAGCGCGAAGTGAGCGCCGATGTCGCTTGGGCGATGTGGGCAGAAGGCAACCTGTGGAAAGAGGGCAAGAAATGATGAAAAAATGGCCGTGGATGAACACGTTTAAGGGTCCAGCACCCCGCGTCTACGTCACAGACTTGCGGACGCCTGAACAAGAGGCGATGCACAAAGAACAGTTGGCTATCCAAAGTCAGCTTGGCTTTGCGCGGGGCGACACCCACCAAAACTGGCTGCGGATGCACCAAATCCTGTTGGCTCACGAAAAGCGCCTGACTGCGCTGGAGGACAAGAAATGAAACTGTGGCAGATGCGAGCGCACGAACTGGACGAGCCAGCCACCCGTCACGCCCTATTGGCTGACTTGGTAGACGCTTACAGCGAGGCAGAGCCAAGCCTAGTTTTTGTCATTCAGCGGCTGGTGGATATGGTGGACGATCTAGAAATAGATGTCGATGACTGGATGGCTATAGCAAGGGCGAAAGAATGACCCTGCCCCTGACGCAAGAGCAGATCAAGACCGCCCTGACAGTGCAGGGCGGTCGCATTGTATGGGCCGCAAGAACGGCTGACTTCTACGCTTCCAGCTTCTCCAAGGCTTACGATCCCGAAGGTGCAGCGCGATACTGGAACAAGAATAGCGCCGGAAAGCCGCCAGCATGGCGATACGACAAGCTGAAAGCTGACTTTACTTGCACCGCAATGCTGCGTCAGGTAAGCCTGAAGGCAGCTTGTGCCGCGCTAGGCATCAGCTACGAAAAACAGACCCTGACAGTGGCACAAGAGCAAAAAGACAAGAGGGAAGATACTGCGCGGGACGTAGTGCTGCGCTGCGTCGAACTGTCTGGCGGTGTGCCTGTCTGGCGCACAAGAACGCGAGACAGCCACCCTAAGACGAGCCAGAGCGTCCTAGATGACTTTAACGCTAGGTATGCTGGCAAGCAAGTGCGGCCCCGCAAGGGGGTTTACAAGATCAGTTATAACCAAGTCAGCGAGGCCCAACTTAGGGCTTGGCTAGAGGAGAAACCATGACGATGAGCAAGACCCCTGCAAAGATGCAGACCTACCTAAGCAAGCTAGACGCAATGGGCCTAAGCCAAGTCAGGCTGCTGATCCCGCGAGAGGCCGAGGCAGATATGCAGCAGATGGCAGAAGCCACGCGCTACAAGTATTTGCAAGGCATCGTGCGGAATGCAGATGACGCCGATCCGCGCCTAGCCGCACTGGCCCAGAGCAATCTAGCTGTCGCAGTAAAGCAAGACACTGTGGCAAACTGGCGCAAAGCCCTGACTGCAAGTCAGCATATACTTTTTGATAAAAAGGTCTTGACCATGCAAGAGCATTGGTCGAATATGGTAATGGCATCTGCCCGCGCATCTATGCGGGATGACCCAGAAGCACTACGGCACAGGGCCGAGGCGGCGCTTGCCGCCATTGCCTACAAGAGTGCTAAAGACGACCTGATTACCTACGTCAACACCAACACCTGAAAAAAGGGTTCTGCTATGACCGACGAAATTCTTATCGCCCTTGGGCCAGATGACAGCATTGTGGACTTTGCCCACAAGATCGCTGACCAGCTTTTTGAGAGCCTCCGCAAAGAGGTGACAGAAATTGACACCGCCGCCGAACCTTTCATCGAAGCGCGGTTTGGCAAAGAGGAAACCGCTAGCTTTTTGCTTTTGGTGCTAGGCCACCTTGCAAGCGATATGACGCGCTATGCCACCTACATGGCTGCTGGCATCTATATGTGCGCGGGGTCCAAAGACAAAGAAGGAAACCTAGAACTGGCAAGAGGCGCAGCTAAGGCGCTGCTGAAAGACCAGAAGCGGGCAGCGCAAATAGGGTTGCTGGCGGCGGAACTGCGGTCGGAAGAAATTGTGGGGCAACTGGACGCTGGCAAGGATATGCTGGCTGAACTGCTCAAGAAGCACAAAGGGGCGGCGCACTGATGATGACGCCCCTGCCAACCCAGATCGAAGACGCTGCCTTTCTAGTCAGGCAGCGCCGGGCGTGCCTGTTTTCAGAACCCGGAACAGGCAAGACGCTGACTGCGCTAGAGGCGTGGAATAAGGTGGGAGGGCGGCTCGTTGTGGTCGCCCCGCCCATTGCCCTTGGGATGTGGGCGAAGAACATCGAAGACCACTGCGGCAAGCGTGTGCAGCGTATCAAGAGCGGCAAAGACAAGATCGACGATAAGGCTGACGCCTTCGTCATGTCCTACGCTATGGCTGGCAAGTTTGGCTTGCAGCCTAATGTTCTGGTGCTGGACGAAGCGGACGCTTTGAAGACGCTATCATCTGAGCGCACCAAGGCTGTGTTTGGTGTGCGCTGCAAAATGACTCAGTGCCTTGCTTACGGCGTCCCATATGTATGGTTTCTGACTGGCACACCGATCCGGCGCTACGCTGACGACCTGTATCCAATGCTGCAAGCCTTGTGGCCCGACCATCTGCAAAAGTATTTCGGCATATCATCGCTCACTGCCTTCCAGAATAAATTTTGCGTCACCCAAATGCGGCGCTTCCATCCGCGCCAGCCCATGAAGGCGACAGTCATAGGCAACAAGAACGAGGACCAACTGCGGGACTTTGTTTACAGCAACAAGATCGCTGTCCGGCGCACGATGGCGGACGTTGCGGCCTATATGCCGCCCCTGACTATTCGCCAAGTCACTGTGGACTTCGACAACAGTGACGAACTGCGTGAGGCAACAGGAGAGGCCGTCTACGCGGGCGAGTCTGACCCGATTATGGCGAAGGCCCGCAGACTGCTTGGCGTAGCCAAGGCAAACCATGTGGCGGAATACGTCTACGATGTGTGGGAGCAACTGACTTGCCCTGTCTTGGTGCTGTATTGGCACAAGGACGTAGGCAACGCGCTGGCGGAGCAACTCCAAAGCAAGAACCAGCTTTTGACCATACGCAAGATCGACGGCGCGACTTCGCAAGACAAGAGGGCCGAGGCAGAGGCAGACTTCAACGCGCAAGAGTGCGACATACTGCTGGGCCAGATCGCCTCTATGGGTGTCGCCATCAATCTACAGAAAGGCAGTCACTATGCCGTTTTCGCAGAGCGTGATTGGTCCCCCGCTGCCCAAGAACAGGCTATGCGCCGCCTTTGGCGCTTGGGGCAGGACACCCATGTGCAGATCGACATCTGTGAGGCAGAGCATCCAATGGATGAGGCTGTAGGCATGGTCGTCGCCCGCAAAGGCAAGTCAGCCACCAAGATCATCGACTAAGGGAAAAACGAAATGAGTGACCTTTATGAAGCGTGAAATGATTGACGATCTCAAGAAGCGGCTGCGGGCATCTCGCGTTGTCTGGGAAGGCGGAAAATCCTACCCGACAGAGGCTGAGACTGCCGCCGCCGACTGCATCGAAGAGTTGGTGAAAGAACGTGATGACCTAGGGCGCAAACTGAACGCGGCACGCTACGGCCAACCTGATTTTGCATGGTCTATCCACGAGGAGGCAATGGCTGATCTTAGGGCCAAGCTGACCAAGGCGGTGGAGGCGCTGCGGGAGATCAAATCTGTTGAGTGCGTCCACTGCACTGATTACTTTCACGAACTAGCGGACGCCGTGCTGGCTGAACTGGAGGGGGAGTGATGGGCGAAGGTATTTACGAAGCCTTTGGCATAGCCGCACTGGTCTACGCCGGATACATCATCGAACTGTGGAGGTAACAATGAAAGTTTTAGCATACCTACTGATAACGTGGATCGATGGGTCGCAGACAGGCTTTAAGCTGCCCGCTGACTACTCATGCAATGACGCTATGGCTAACGCAATCGCTCAAGCTGAAGACTTAGGTTTTGACCACCTCATCATGCAGTGCATCTACACGGACCAGATCATCGTGTCGCCGCGCCCACCAAAAAGACCAACAGGGCTGTAATGCGAGTCAGAGTAAGAGACAAGATTTACAAGTCAGTCAAAGAAGTCGCAGAAGTTTTCGACATGACGGAAGAAGGCGTCTACGGCGCGATCTCAAAAGGCAAAGCAGACTTGATTGGTCTGGGGCAAACTAAGCCAAAGAAAGTTGTCATTGGCCCCGTCGAGTTTCGGTCTATGCGTTCGGCCAGTGAGGCACTAGGCTTACCGCGCAAGGCATATGCCGACATCAGCAGTCGCGGTGGAGCAAAAAGAAAAGCGATGCTAAACGAGGCTATTGCCCGCTTTATTGAGAAGGTAACGCAGCCATGACTACAGCTACAATCAAGCACGTTATCATCAGAAGTCACGCTGCCTATAGCAGTTCTGACATACCAGAACGATCCGTAAGTCTGACTTGTCCACCTTGGGAAAAACCTGATGCAGAGCATACAAATAAGGCTGTTAAACTTGCTCAAGCGCGCAAAACAGTTGCTCTCGACACAGAGAGACAGCGAGTTAAAGGCAAGTCTGGACGAGATTGAAGACTTGGTAAAAAGGCTCTTGCGCGGTGACAGATGACTGCGCTAGGACTGTGGTCTGGGGGGCGCATCCAAGCGGCAATGGACGTTTTGAAGCAATGGTAAGTTGACGGACTGCGCTACGGCCCAATCAATAATAACCAAGCCCCCCGACGAATTTGGAGAGAACGATGACTTCTGTGCGAGAGAATATCCTAAGTCAGGCAGCGGATATAACAGCGGGCGACCGAGAGAAAGACTACGGCGATCCGCACGACAACCTGACTAACATGGCGCGGCTCGTCCAAGCCTACCTGTTTGGAAAGCACAGCATCGAAGTGGACTTGGACTCTGAGGACATGGCTTGGATCATGTTGCTGCTGAAAATTGCGCGGTCGTCTACAGGCTACAAGCACGACAACTATGTGGACGCCGCAGCCTACGCCGCCATCGCTGGCGAATGTCGAAATACTATCAACGATAGGGCTTGACAGCCTACAGACTACCGCACTACTCTACACATAGACAAACACACGAGACACTCTAACTGCTATGACCATGACCAGCGCACCATCGCATCGGCCCCATGTTCAGTCTGTGTTTGTCCTAACGCAACTGGAGGGCTAAATGGCAATCGACCTATTCAAGTATATCGAAGAAGGTGTCGCGCTGAACAAGTCAGCGTGGCCTCTGCACGGAAGCACGGACGAGTTTCTTGATCGCAATGCGGTCCTTACCGCTTCCGAAAATTTGCGCTGCTTGCGCGAACTGAAGTTTTCCAAGACCACACCCCGCGAGAGCGACAAGTGGGGCATGGCAGAGCGCGGTCACGCTGTCGAGGCATGGTTGGTCGAGCAACTGCGCCGCGCCATGCTGCTGCCTATGTTTGCTGGCGACCAGCAGCGGTCCTTCCTGCACGACGAGAGCGGCCTGTCTGGGACGCCTGACGGCCTTGTGATGGTGGATGGCAAATGGATACTGCTGGAGTTTAAGTCAGTCGATCCGCGCACCAATCTGGAGGGCATGACTGCCCCCAAGCCGCAACACGCCGCACAGGTGCAGCAGAATATGTGGCTGCTGAATATGCACGACTACACTGTCGATGAGGCGATGGTGCTGTATGTCGATGCCTCTGACTTCCAGAGGCACAAGCAATTCAACGTGGCCTACGACAACGGCGAGACAGCGCAGCGGGCAGAAATCCGCGCTGCCATCTTGTTCGACACAGATGTGATGGACTTGCCCGCAGAGGGCTTGACCAACAACGGCTGCACCTACTGCGCCTTCAAGGAGGAATGCAGTGCCATTCAGGTTGCCAAGGGAGAGAAGCGCAAGGCCGACAAGCCGTCGATGCCCGTCTTCGCCCCGCGCGGCATCACTGAGTCAGTCAGGGAATACGGCTCCATCAAGGAGCAGATCAAGGCTTTGGAAGCCCGCGCAGACGATCTGGCGGCTACCATCAAGGAGTATGCAACAGGAGAGAACCAGATGGTGTTCGACACTGCTGCCTACAGCGTCAAAGTCACGGAAGTGGCTGGGCGTAGGACACTGGACACCAAGGCTTACGAGAAGGCCACTGGGGTCAGTGCAGACGGGTTCTACAAGGTCGGTAAGCCGTCCGTCCGTCTGGAAGTCACAGCAAAACTAGACACATAGCCATAGGAGAAAACACATGGCAAACGAAGTAACCACCTCGCCGTTTGGCGGACCTGTCGCCCTCGTCAACGCTCAAGCGATGGCAGATGCAGTCACTGCATCCGCAGCGCAGGGCCAGATCGGCGGCGCACCTGACGGCTCCGTCTACCTCAACTTCACTGGTAAGCGCGGCGTCTACGAGTTCGGTAAGGACAAGGAAGACATCGACGCCAGCGAATTGTGGCTGGTGAACATCGCGTCCTTCGAGGATGGCTATGTTTGCTGGAAGGGCGGCAAGACTATCGCCACCCGCATGGCGAACATCTACAGCGATCAGCGCATTCCTGCGCCAGCCGCCGACGAGCAAGGCCCGTTCAACACCTCGCAGGGTGAAGGCTGGTTTGCAGCGAAGTCGATGGTCATCAAGTCGCTGGAAGCAGACGACCGCCAAGGCTACTGGAAGATCAACTCCAAGAGCGGCGTGGCTGTCTTTGCTGACTTGCTCCAGCAAGTCGGTGAGCGCCTTCGCGCTGGGCGTCCGTCTTGGCCTCTGGTCAATCTGGGCAAAGAGAAGTTTGAAGCCCAAGGGCAGAAAAACTACAAGCCCGTGCTGACTGTCTACGGCTGGCTGTCTGACGCCGCCTGTGCAGAATTGGCGGCTGATCCTGACGCTGACATCGACGGGCTGATCCGCTCGTCGGAAGGTGGCGGCGTTCCCGCTGCTCGTCGTCGTCGCGGCGTCCTGTAAATAAAAAAATAGCCCCCAGTGACCAAACTGGGGGCTAAGTTAACCTCGGCAGGAGGCTGGTTCTGCTAGGACCAATCAGGATATTAGAGACATGGATAAATTAGGTCAATACAAACTTGTGGCTTCGCACGAACAAGCGCAGCAAGTCATCAAGGAAATCACGGACTCAGGTGCAGTCCACGCGCTGGACTTCGAGACAACTGGGCTGCGGCCCCAAGACTCAAAAGTGCGTCTGACTTGCATCAGCGGCCCCGCTGGCAACTACGTCATCGACCACTTGCTGTGCAAGCCGTTCACCTTCTACGCCAACGCGCTGGCGGACGCTTGCCCGTGGGCGGTGTTCAACGCTGGCTTCGAGGGGCGCTGGTTCGACTTCGCCACTGATGGGCCGGACGTTGTGCTGTTCGATGTGGGCGTCATGTCGAAGGCGAAGCTGGGCGGTCGCCCGCTGTCGCTGGCCGATATGGTCAAGCGCGATCTGGGCAAGGCCCGCGACAACAAGCACCTTCAGGTGTCTGACTGGTCGCAGAAAGAACTGTCGCTGGAGCAGTATGACTACGGCTTCGAGGATGCAGAGGACACCTATAACCTCTACACGATGTGGTCTGCGGCTCTGACGGCGGAGCAGATGGCGGGCTTCTACGTTCTGAATGACGCATGGCGCGGCACGGCGGAAATGGAAGACACAGGCATGAGCATCGACGAGGAACATCACAGCGGCCTGATTAAGATGTGGTCGCTGCGGCGCGATGTGGCTGAGAAGGTCTTGCGGCACTACACGCCAGAAGACATGATTGCGAACCTCCGCTCAAAAAAGCAACTCTCTGACTTCATCAAGACTGTCATGGACGAGACAAGTCTGCGGGCATGGCCCAAGACTGATAAGTCAGAGCAACTTCAGACTGACCGCAAGCAACTGCGTCAGGCGTCCTTCAGATCGCCCTACCCATTCTCGCGCTGGCTTGCCGCGCTGATGGTATTCAATCGGGCGGACAAATACCTAAGCACCTACGGCGAAGTGCTGCTGAACAAGCAGAGGCTGGCAGGGCGCGTCTACGGGCGCTTTAACATCGCCCAAGCCATCACAGGCCGCTACTCGTCATCGAACCCGAACCTTCAGAATATCCCGCGCAATCCTATGGTGCGACGCTCCTTCATCGCCCCGCCGGACACAGAGATGGTGCTGGCCGATTACAGCGGCATCGAACTGCGCGTCTTGGCGGAAGTCAGCAACGATCCACAGCTAAAGCAAGATGTGATCTTTGGGGACGTTCACGCTGAGTCGGCCATCACGCTGTTCCGTGTCGATCCCAAGGACTTCAAGGCCCGCCTGAAGGCCAAAGACCCACGGGCTAAGGAGATGCGGTCCAAGGCCAAGGCATTCAGCTTCCAGCTTACCTACGGCGCTGGCAACGCCGCTCTGGCTATGGTGCTGCGCTGTTCGGACGGCGAGGCGGCGGAATACGTCGAGAAGTGGGCGGAGCGGTATCCCTACGCCTATGCGCTGCGCCACCAGATGTTCGATCAGATGAACGCCACAGGGCTGCTGCCGATCAAGTCTGGGCGCACTGTCTACGTCCACAAGAACGAGCGGTCGATGCCCGTGGCGTCCAACTATCCCATCCAAGGCGCTGCCGCCGATGTGATGTATCGCGCTGTCACGCGCATGAGTTTCAAAGTCTACGAACTGCCGTTCAAGTCGCGGATGCTGGCGTCGATCCACGACGAATTGCTGATGCTGGCAGAGACTGGGCATGGTGAAGAACTGCGGGAAATCATGGTGGAGGAAATGCGTCAGGCTTGGCTGGACATTTTCCCCAATGCTGAAACCGCCAATCTGTCGGAAAGCGCAGTCGGCCAATCTTGGGCGGCGAAGCCGTAAACACTACATCTTGTAGCCACTAGGGGCTGACCCCCCCATATTGTGTGGCTTCACAGATGCCTACAAAAAGATCAGTATCACAGTTCTGCTAAGGAGGACCAAATGTTTACAATCGGAGTGGACCCCGGATCGCCGCTGACTATCGGCGTCCTGTTGGAAGGCAAACCCTACAAGGTTTATAGCGGCGAAGAAGTCGCTGTGCAGATGGTAAAGGCAGGGCGCAAGACCGCCTCTTGGGTAAACCAAGCCGCCCTTATCACCACGATCTTGCGGACTGCGAAGGCGCTGGCCGCTGAGTATAATTACCAGCCAATGGTCATCATTGAGCGCGTCACGATCCGCCCTAACGAGAGCCTGAGTGCTGGCGTCCCGTTTGTTGGGTCGATGTTCCTGACGGAAGGCATCTGTTCTGGGCTGAAGCTGCCCTACAGGCTAGTGCCGCCATCAGTCTGGAAGCCAGCGATGAAAATCCCTGTCACGCTCCAGAACCCCAAGGAGCCAGCACGGCTTCGTGCCATCGAAACGTGGCCGGATGACGCTGGCTATTTTGCCCGCAAGATGGACCACAACCGCGCTGAGTCGCTGCTGTTGGCAAAATACTGGGAAGACATTGGGTCGGCCAAATGAATATGCACCAAGTCATCACGCCCGCTGACTTGATCGAAGCGGCGCTGGACTGGGCAGACTTAGGCGTCCCAGTGTTTCCGACAGGCGACGACAAGCGGCCCCTGACCCAGAACGGCTTTTACGATGCCACGACTGATCCAGATCGCATCCGGCAAATGTTTCTGGATGCTGGGAGCCGTCTGCATGGTATCGGCGCAAGGATGGGGGAAGCCTCTGGCTTGTTCGCCATTGACGCCGACACTTACAAGGAAGGCGAATCAGGCGAGGCGGCGAAGAAGTATGTCCTTTGGCTGTCTCAGTCAGGCTTCATGCCCAAGACGCGCGTCCACGCCACACGGAACGGCGGTCGGCACTACATCTTCTCGTCCGACACAGAGTTCCCTAATTGCAAGCCGTCCAAGGGCGTCGAGGTAAAGGGCGAGGGGGGCTATATCGTCGTTCCACCCTCTCCGGGTTACACTGTAGTCAGCGAAGGCGCTGTAGCGGCCTCTGCGGGCCTCCTAGACCACCTTCGCTCTGCTAGGGTAGCCCAAGCCGCCACGCCCATAGAGGCCCTAAAGAAGAACATCCTGACGGGGGATGATTTCCACGACAGCCTGACTCAGCTTGCAGCCAAGATGTCGTCTGCTGGCGAGCCTATGGAGTCTGTGCAAGCCACGCTGCTGGGGCTGATGAACGCTTCAGTCGCCGCCAACCCAAAGCACCCACGGCACGACCGCTGGGAGCCTATCATGGCGGACAAGAGCGGCGAGTTGACGCGCATCGTCGGCAGCGGCCACTCGAAGTTCAACACAGTCTCGAAGACAGACGGGCTGCGCGATGCCGCCCCCGTCTGGCTGAAGGAAATGGCCGCGACTATGTTTCCGGCCACACGGATTGAGAACGCGCAGTTGCCCGTGGTGACAGCGGCTTCCTACGGCGATGACTTTCCGTTTGCGGGCAAGCGCGGCTATTTCGGCCACGAGAAGCTAGACGTTCTGACGGAGGAGTTCATCATGCACCCGATCTACCATGCGAGCGAAGTCACGCTGATTTCGGCTGATCCCAAGGCAGGGAAGACGCTGGTCAGTCAGACCTTGGCTATGCACATCGCTGCTGGTCTTAACTTCGATGATACGCTGACTGTGACAGAGCGCCGCCCCGTGCTGTATTTCGCTCTTGAAAGCCAGACCGCGATCAGGAAACGTCTGATGGCGTGGAAGAAATACCACGACCCAGCGGACGAGAAATACACAGATGAAAAGACGTTCCCGTTCTACACTGTCGAAGAAAGCATCAACCTTCTGGACGAAGCGGCGCGACTTAATCTCGTGGAGCAGATCAAGGCAGCGGATGCGTGGTGGCTGAAGAAGGGCGAAAACCACATCGGCGTCATCGTCATCGACACGCTGACTAAGGCAATGCCCGGAGGCGACCAGAACAGCGTGGAAGACACATCGGCGGTGTTCGATGTCATCGCCAAGATCAAGGACGCTGGCATCAAGGCAGCGGTGGTCATCATTCACCACAATACCAAGAACGGCAGCGGGCCGCGCGGTTCGAGCAACATTCAGGCTGAACCTGACACGCTGCTGACTTTGACCAAGAACGAGGAGACTGACCAACTCGAACTGAAAATCTTGATGGCGCGGTCTATCGACGACGACAAGACGTTCCTGTTCGACATCGTGACTGAGAAGCTGGGCATCAGCAATCAGGGCTACGAGATTACAGCGCCTGTGCTGCTTCCGGGGGCCAAGTCAGTGAACGAGGCAGCGGATGCTGCGTCTGAAATGCTGCGGCTGGAGATGATGTATCAGCCGCTCTACGCCGCTGTCGCGGCCTATGGTGTGGGCATTGTGCCGTTGAAGCGGATGCACGAGCATTTGAAAGAGGCGCTGAAGGACACGAACCTGTATTCGAAGGCGTCAAAGATGCGGGCTGACGCTGCTGACTTGAGTTCGTTCTTGCTGGGGCTGTTCCCATCGACGGGCAAGAATGTCGCTGGCGGCTACAACGTGATGCTGGAAACAAAGGAGAACCGCTATGGTTCCCCTCTGGTCACGTTCTTCCGCATCTTCAAGCTAGAGGGCTGACTAGCGCCCCCGCATAGAGCGTTCAGCCGCCGTTCCCATTTGTATCCCAGAGCGTAGCAGTTCTGGGTCAATGGGTTGTGGCTGCGAGCGGCTCAGATACTGTTGGATTTCGCGCATCGCGTCTTCAGTAGATTGTCCTGTTCTGGTCGCCCACTCGACAATCTGGTCGTTGGTCAGTGCGTTGCCGCGAGCGCCCATAGCCCTCGCCTCACGACCAAACGCACCTTGGAACGCCCCGCCCATCATTTTGCGTTCCGCTGTTTGTGCAGCCATAGTCAGAAGGTCTGCACCAATCCGTAGAGGATTAAGCGAGTCGCCTTTAGGGTTTGCGGCTTCGCCGCTTACAGTCTTCCAGCGATTTAGAAAGTCCTTGTTTGTGGCCGAAATAGCGTTGATGCGCTTGCTGACATCAACAAACTTCTGGCCTGTTCCAGCACCAAACAGAGAGTCGATGATCTCCAAGTCAGCGTTAGATTTGGTCGGACCAATGCGAGCAAACTCTTTTTCGGCCCCTGCGGCGTCAACGCCCTCAAACTTGGCTTTACGCCAACCTTCTGCGTAAGCCTGTTTCTGTTGTGGCGTGAAGCTATCAATCATCTGCCGCAAGTCCGTCAGCGACTGTCCCTTGAGTCCTTTTTGCCCAAGTTCGTAGCCGTTGTTATAGGCAGCATCGAAAGAATACTGCCCAGAATAGATGTCTGCGGCAGTCTTAATTTCTGGGACATAGCCTTTTAGCGTGTCGTTGATCTGCCTTGAGATGTCGCTCAGATGCCGCTTGGTTTTCGCGTCTGCTGCGCCGTCAGTTGTGTCTTTGATGCGGGCGTCAATAGAATCTTTGAGTTCGAGCAAATCACGCGCCGTCATGCTTTCGCGGACAAAGCCGCCTTTTCCGTCAGGTTTAAGCGGGGTCTTGATCTGGATAGACTCGATGATCGCGTCACGCGCCGACTTCATTCCGGCAATGGCCTTTGTGCCAAATGCACCAGTCACGATCTTTTCAAACGTGTCCCCTTTAAACCTCACAGGGCTATTGTTTAGCCCTTGCTCATAGATCGCTTTCGCTTGGTCTAGAGTAAGTTTGGTTTCGACGCCTTTTTCATTGATGCTGCGGGGGGTCTGGAAAATGCTGTCCCATTCAGTCAGCGCCAAGTCCGCAATGTTCCGTTGTGGCGAAGTCGCCGTGTTGAAGGCAGACGCTACAGTCTCTGTTGAGGACATGGGGTTGACTGCTTTGGTCACACGAGGGCGCAGCATATCGACATCAGCCAAAGTAGCATCAGGACCGAGACGATCCATTTCGCTTCGCAAAGTGGTACTGATGTTTTCTGGCGCGACACCGCTGCGCCTAAACTGGTCAGCAATTTCACTGGCTGCGCGTTCTTGGACGTTAAAGTTTGGCAACCAGTTTTCGATTTTACCGAGGCCAGTCATAACAGACTTACCAGCTAGAGCGCCGCCAGCGCCTAACAAGCCACCAGCAGTTGTATCCATGCCTTGGCCTTGCGCGTAAACACTGCCTTCCGCTGCTCCAGTCAGGATAGAGCCAAGCCAACCACCAAGTTTCTGCGCTGCCGGAGTGCCAGCCAGCTTCTTTACAGCCGCCACCTCAGCGCCACCAGTTGCCATGCCAGCAGCGACTTCTGGGAGCATACCCATTATGCCAAGGCGCTCAGACGCTGCTTTTTCTGCCGCAAGCTGGTTCTGGCGACCAGTCTCAAAGTCACCGCCAAGCATTACATTGATAGCGCCTTGGATGTTCGGTGACTGGCCGATAGTCAGGCCGCGTCCTGCCATGAGAGCGACATCGCCCATTTGCTGGACGCTCTCTCCAACCACTTTTTTGGTGGTATCCCAAAGTGACTCAGGCTGACTTTTGCGAATGCGAACGGCTGCTTCCAGCATCTTTTTTGCGCCGTCAGGATTTCCGCTTTGCTGTAGCTGTTTAGCCGCAGCTAACAGGTCTTCATATGTTGGATCAGCCATCAGTTACCTCCTGCGGGAGCGTTGAGACTGTCAAGGATCGCCCGTTCTTCTGCGGTCAGAGTATCGGGGGCCATTAGCGAGTCAGCCCCAGATAGGGAGCCAAGAACAGTCATATCAGTGTCAGTCAAGCCGAGTGTGGTAATCGAACCGACCTTTGCTGTAGCAGGGTCTACGCCAGCGCCACGGGTGGCGTAGCGGGCAGAATAAGCGTCTGCTATTGCCCCAGTAATTTTGCCATCGTCATACCGCTTCTTGATTTGTTCTGGTGTGCCGTAGACAGTATCCAGATATGCGTTCATGGCAGCGTAAATGTCTTCGCGCAACTTCACTGGATCGCCGTTGACGTTAAGAGCGCCGTAACGGGCTTCTAGGCGCTTTCCTTCCGCATCAGACGGGTTGCCGACTGCTGCGCCTGTGGGGCTGGCGTTTCGCATGGCAGTAAGGCTGTCGAGCGCAGTCATATTCTTAATCGTATTTACGCGGTCAGCGACTTCAGCCACTTCTGTGCGCGGGATCATACCCGCTACCATGTTTACCCCTCCGGCTAGAACACTGTCGGACCAGTCAGAAGTCATGTCCAAAATGTCTTTGCCGTAGCGCATCACTGTATCCGCAGACACAGTTGCTTGGACTTGTCGCTGGGCGGCTTTGTCGTCGGCAACTCTCTTTGCGTCAGTGACTGCTTGCTGCGCCGCAACGGCGTCAGCTTTTGCCTTTTCGACTGCTAGGCGTTTCGCTTCTAGATCGAGGCTCTGACTGTTTTGGGCGATGTTTAAGTTCAAAGCAGCTTGCGCGTTGGCGATATTAGCGGCTTCTACATCAAGTGCGGCCTTCGCTACTTCATCAGACTCTGTTGCTGCTTTTAGGCGGTTTTCTTGTAATTGCGCCTCCAAGTCAGCTTTTGCGTTTTGCAGTTCTACAGGCGCTGCCTCTGCTGCTATAGCCATTGCTTGCTCCGTAGCTGCTGTGCCAGCGATGGTATCGGCCAAGGTAGCAGTCTGCTGTGCAATGTCTCCCGGAAGCAGTGCTGCTTTCGCCGCATCATTTACAGAACCAAACATAGTTCCAAACGCGCCACCGACAGTCCCCGCAGGAGCGCCACCAGCCGCAGGAGCGCCGCCCGTAGCCGCAGGGGCGGTAGCAGGAACGAGAACCACTTGACCATCTGGTCCTAGAGCATACTGCATATTTGGAGGAGCAGCAGGGCCAGTAGCAATGATATTACCCTGATCGTCGTAGCGGGCTTGTCCAGCCCCAAGCGTGAAGCCTGAAGTAGCCGCAGACGATGCTGGACCAGTGGCGATGACTTCACCATTTGGACCATAACGTACTTCGCCCGCACCAAGCGTAAAGCTGGAGTCAGAAGCTGCCGAGGCAGGGCCAGTGGCGATGACTTCACCATTTGGGCCATAGCGGACTTCGCCCGCACCAAGTGTGAATTGGGCGTCAGCAGCAGGAGCGCGATCCTTCATCAAGGTGAAGACATCTTCTTCGCCGCCAAGGGCGATGACGCGCTCTGCGGCCCGCGCTTGTATGCTTCCCGGCGCAGCAGTGCTTAGAATGAAACGAGCGTCAGCGACATTCTGGTCACGGATGTCTTGCTGCTTTGCTTCTTGTTCAAGCACACTTTGGTCGGCTTGGAGTTTTTGAAATGTATCCAGCGCATCGACCCCGCCTTCTTCCACAAGTTTAATTGTCGCTTCCGGCATTTTTGCGGCTCTCATAGCCGTAAGCAGAGCGTCAGTAGACGCCGCATCTTTCAAACGAGCATCTTGTGCTGCTTGTTCTGCCCGCTTCATCTGGCGCTCGTTCAGAACGTCAGTGTAGTTGATTGCTCCAGAGGCGATGCCAGCAGCCATGCTGGCGTCACCAGTCTGCGAGTAGACCAGCGAGGCAGCAGCCTTGGCTTTCTCTTTTTCACGCGTGTCGAGGACATACTGGCGGCGGCGTTGGTCCGCGTTTGCAGCGATATTCGACAAATCGACCTGACGACCTTGCGACAAGGCAGACAGACCCTGACTGAGACCACGCCAGATGTCTTTGCGGTGCGCGGTTTTCTCAGCCTCAGTCGAGTCAGGATAAAGCGAAGACAGAATGCCTTCGACAGTCTGAGGCAAAGCGCCACCAGCGTTTGGTGCGCTCATCGTGCTGACTGTCGTGTTCAGGTTAGGAGCGCCGCCAAGCTGGAAGTGGACGCCATCCTTGAGCGTATTCCAGTCGCCTCCCCATTGGAAATCAGTCAGGCCGCGCTCTGCGGCAACTTCTTTTGCAATGTCAGCAACAGGTTTGTAGTCATCAAAATTGTAATTTGGTTTGCCATCCGGCCCGACAAGGTAAATGTCTGCGGCGTTTCCAGTCAGATGGTGGCTGTTTAGCGTCTGCGACTTGCCGGAAGCAACCATAGCTTCCTGACGCTCTGGGCTGCGGTTGGTTTCCGCGATCTGCATATTGATGCCTTGACCGCTTGCTCGCCGCTCAACTTCAGTCATAAAGTCGCTCAGGCGAGGATCAGCCCCCGCCAGCCGCTCTTTTGATGTGGTGTTAAACTCTACGAGGGTTGGCTGCGGCACTGGGCCGCGCTGCACGGCATTGTCAACTTGGACGCCCTGTCCTTTGAGGATAGGGCTGGCAAGTTGAGTCATCACGCTGCCGATGCTCGAAGCCTCGTCGCCCCGCGCGTTTGCATAGTCCAGAAGGGCAGAGAGCGGGTTGCGGCGAGAGTTCATTGCCATGTCGTTTCCTTTACAGTCCCATGAGGCCAGAGCCGAGGCCCAAGAAATCTAGGATTCCGGGGCTGTAACCACCTGTGGTCGTCGTATTGTTGCTAAGTGGCGACCCAGCCCCAGCTTGCAGCAGCATTTGCAGGGTTTGTTGCGGAGAATTTGTATAGTCCAAGAACATTTGGCGGGCGTCATTCAGCCGCTGCTGCTCCATCTGCTGCTGCTGCATACCGCGATTCCACTGGTTCGTCTCCAGTGTGTTGCCCATGTTGAAGGCAGAATTGCCGAGGTTGCCAAGCGTCCCAGCCCCAGCCAGCATTCCACCAGCCCCAGCTAGGCGGTTGCCGATGTCTTGGTTAGAGAGGTTGGCCGCAGTGTTGAAGCCCTGCATACGCAGATTGCCAGCCATGCTGCCCAGATTGCGCTGGGCTTCAGAGTTTGTTGTCGCTTCCACGAGGCCGTGGCGCGATCCGCCGAAAGCCCCTGCATTTGCTGCTGACGCGGCGTTGTTCTGCTGCTGCATCTGAGTCAGGCGGTTTACGTCATTAGTGGCGTTGCCGATGACTTCATTCGTGTACGGGTTCATGTACGTCGAAATCCCAGACGCGATGGTCGGGAGGTTCGAATACATATCAATGGCCCCTGTGGCCGCGTTACCAGCCCCAGTCAGGGCGTTGGCCGCACCAGCGTAGGCATTGCTGTTATTTGCTCCACCACCAGACATGGCGCTCTCCTTATTTGAATAGACCAGTAATGAAGTCCATGATGTTGCGCCGATTGCCAGCTTGGCCGGAGTCAGCAGCACCGCCGCCAGAACCAGAACGAGGGGCGGTATAGCGAGTTCCGCCAGTAGGTTCGTAATCGCGGCGGCGGCGGTTGCCGGATGACTGCTGCGTGTTTGATGCAGGAGCCGCAGTCTGACCAAAGGTCATCGTCGGCGCAGCGCCAGTCTGCGGGTTGATAAACATAGATTCGATGAAGGCCCGCTGCCCCGCAGGAATGTTGGCAAGGGCGTCAGTGTAAGTCGAATAGGGGTTTAGGTTAGCGCCAGTTGGCACAGCCATCGTAGGCAGACCAAATGCTTCGCCGCCCATGTTACCACTTTGGATAGCGGCAATTTGCCCCGGCTGCATCCCAGCGACTGTATCGCCAGTATAAGGGATGTAGCCAAGCTGGCCGACTCGCCGTGCCATGTTCAGATTTTCCAGCGCGAACTTCCGCAGTTCTGGATCAATCTCAGTCTTCTCAGTGCTTTTACCGCCAAGGCTCATGGTTCGATGCTCCTAACACAAGTTGTGAACTGCTCTGTCCAGCCGCCGCTGACTAGAACTCTTGACCACCCTTTGCGGCCTGAGAGAGTCAGTTTACAGCAACCAGCGTCACGAGCAGCCTGTTCGATTGTTGGTATCGTGTCCACAATCTCAGTCAGGTCGCCCCCTGCGGCAAAGACATGATAATGCTTTTGGCGCGGATACTCAACAATTTCAGTGAGGGCGACACTATTCTTTGTAGACCATAGGCGAAGTCTGCCTTGAAGCACCATCATAGTCAGGTCGTCGAAGGTGTGCGTCCCGCCATTATGCTCCATTGCCGCCTCTAATTCAGGGCGAAAGCGGTCCAAAGTGTCGAGCAGTTTCCTGACTTCAGTGGTCACGCTCATGTCAGCACACGATTGATCGCCATAGTCACAGACGGCGAGGCAGGGGCGTAGGCAGTGGCTGCGTGGGCTTCGAGAAAGCCGTTGGTGCTGCTGGTTGCCCACATGGCTTCTAGGTAGTCTCCTGCTGCAAACTGGAACAGGCTGTCGCGGGACACAACTGTCGTAGCGCCGTTGTTATGCAGAGAGCCGACCATTGTGCTGCCGCCTACATTGGTCCCGTTGACTTTGGGCCAGAAGCGCATTTCGACACTAGAGGCGGAGGACGAAGCCATCTGTGCTGTAAACGACAGGCGGTAAAGCCCAGCATTGGCAAAGACGATCCGAGTCAGATTTCCTGTAGCACGGCTGATGCCTGTGGCAAAGGCAGGGGCGTCGAACAGGATAGCGTAGGCAGTGTTGGCGGCGGCTGCGGTGACTGCGGTAGCCCTGCCAAACAGAGCGTTGCCAATGCCGTAGTCGTAGTCCTTAACGGCCAGACGATGCCACGCATCGTCCTTTGATACGACAGGGTAGCCATCCTGATCCCACATCAGGAGGCCGTCAGTTGTTGCTTTCTCGTCGCCTATTTGTTTCTGCATCAGAACAGTCTGAGCGTCCACTGCACCGCTTGTGGTATCGCGCAAAAAGTTGTGAACGTCAGTCGCCCAGCGCGTGAGGTTGTCCCTGTTAGGGGACGGGACGATGAAGCTGCGTCTCATCGAATACCACCAGTTTTGACATTCGCCCGCATCGTGCCGATCTGCCAGCCAGCAGCGCGGCCCTCAAAACGCAGAGCAAATTGCCGCCCTCGTGCCCTGACTGGCGTTGGTCCAGTCAGCGTGTAGGGGCCGTAGTCTGTTTCCGACAGGTTTGGCATATCTTGGGTCTTGATCGTCAGCGTCACATCGCCAGCGACTGCTTCGTCAGGATAAAGGTAGTCGATATAGGCTTGGCGGTCGCCTTGCCCAAGTTCGATTGGTCCCGTCTCGCAGTAGGGAATAACGCCGTCTGTAATGGCGGTTCCGGGCAGTTCGTGGTTGTAAAGCAGCCCGTCTGCCGTAATCAGCAAAGGATAGGCCAAGGCAGCGTTGTCGATGCCTACGCCGCGAGGCAGCTTACCTTTGGTCCAATGGTTAGCAGAGAAGTCGTAGCACACATAGGCGTCAGGTTCGCCAGTGGTGCTGGATTTCGACTGGTAGAGCCACCAGACTTCGTTAAAGCCGCGCAGCGCGAAGCCGTAGGTTTTGCTGTATTCGGTGTCGCTAATGTCGTTGTGGAAGAAGTCGATAATGTCCGATTCTAGCTTGTGCAGAGAGCCGTCATACATCCAGAAGTTTCGGTCGCCAGCCCACATAGCAAAGCGGGCCGTAGTCACAAGAGAAGTTGGCGACAGCAGCCCGTTGTTGTCCCCGACCCGATCAAAGCCGTAGATGTAGGGCGGGCCGAGGTAGCGCCCAGCGTAGACTTCGTTTTGACTGATGATGAGCAGTTCGTTCATAATCTGCGTGATTGCCAGCAGAGGCCCAGTTCCGGCCAATGTGAGGGAGCCAGCTTGGTTTGTGACGGATGGTGTCCAGTTGGTGTTGTCTTCAGAGGCCGACCACTGGACGATCCGAGGGTCTGTCTCATTGCCAATACCAATGACAATCCGCTCGTCAGTCACAAGGAAGTCTTGCATCCCGTCTGGAGAAGTAGAAATTGCCAAAGCAGCCGCTGTTCCTACAGTCCATTCATACAGCTTTCCATCTCCACGGAATTGGGCCAATAGTTTTTCGCCCCATGCAGCAAAGTCCCATGATGCAGCAGGGGTAGGAATAGCGCCTGAGAATGTGCGAGGAGTGCCGTAAGAGGATAGACCATAAGAGAATGTGCCGTAGCCCACAGCCAAGCCTGAATCGCGCGAGGCAGGAGTGAAGCCAGCGGGTGTGATAGTGGATTTTGCGCCGGACGAGTTGATATAGTACAGAGCGCGGTTTGTGCCGACGACAATGTGCCGCGCCCCTGCGTTATCAGTCCAAGCGAAGATGTTGCGCGGTGCTTCGATTGCAGCGTTGTTATAAAGGGCGGGAATGTTCTCGCCCGCCGAGTTTTTCCGCCGTTCCCAGCCGCCGACCACACGGATCGACCCGTCTTTCCAGCGCACCAGATTGGAGTCAGCCCACCGCAGTTTCCCGCCGTAGGCTGTGCCGTTCTTGTAAAGTCCGGGCTGTAGACTGATTGGGACTAGAGGCATGGCAGAACTCCTTGTTGCCTGACTATAGCCTAAGCCAAAAGTTTAGCCAATGTCTTAGGACCGACGATGCCGTCCGCCGCCAAGCCGTTGGCAGCTTGCCATTTTTTGACTGCTGACTCAGTGCCGGGGCCGAACACGCCGTCATCTTCGAGGCCCAACTCAGCCTGAAGCCGCTTGACTGCTTCGCCCGTGGAGCCTTTTTTCAAAACTCCGGGGATGGAGGCAGCGTTGGTAATTGGGGCAGGAACTGCGCCGCCCAACACCTTCAAGGCCTCTTCGTAGTGCTTCTTGCGGTCTTCGAGGCCGATGGTCCCGCCGTTGACCAGCTTGGTCATCTTTACAATGTCGCCCTCGTCACAGGCGATGTTGATCTTCCGGCTGGCCCAATACCAACAAGCTGACTCAAGTGCGCCCTTCTTGGTCTGCACATAGTCGATGACTTGTTCAGGCGACATTCCTACTGACTTGCCAAAGTTGGTATAGTTTTCACGGCCAGTCAGTTGGACTATCCCGCGCCCGCGAAATTTGAAGCCGTCACCAGACGCCGTATCGCCGTTAGCCATGCGGTTGGCGTAAATCACGTTGGCAAGCTTTTCTGGCTGCTTGGCGTAGTCAGCGGCGTTGCGTCCTGCTTTTGAAAAGTATTTCGAGAACAGTTTTTCCAAAGTTTCGGCCCGATAGTTGAGGTTTTCGGACAAAACAGTGAAATTCATGGACTCGTGACCGCACTGCGCGAAGAAACCAGCGATGCGGTTTGGTGTGGTGATGTCGTATTTGGGCAGGATTTCCAAGGCAGCGTCTGCCCAAGCGGCGGCATCTGCGTTGCCGTGCAGAATGTGGATGATGTGGTCCTTAGTCAGCGTCATTTTTTCTTTCCTGCACCTTTGACAACAGCACCGAGCAGATCACCGACATTGCCAGTGGTGGCGATCTTAATGGCGTCTTCCACTGGGTCAGGCAGATCGACCTTATCCAGCACAGCATCGACGGCCTTTTCTTTCAGCTTGCGGCCCACCAAAGCGCCTACGAGTCTACCAATCATTCGGATGGTCCTTCTTCTGGAGTTTTGCTGCGGTTATTGCCCGCCGCCATGACGCCGCCCAAAGCCCCGACGATGAAGGAAGCGATGGGAGTCAAGAGTTCAAAGAACTTGCGGTCGTTTTCGCTGCTTTCGCCCATTGGCTGCGTCACGAAGACCAGCGAATAGAGGATGACAAAAATCGTGCCGCCGAGGATGACAGTCAGCGCCACGCCAATGAAGTAGCGCAGCTTTGCTTCCATCTCATCAGGATCATGCTTACCCATTTACCCCTCCAATCAGGTCTTCAGGACATTGTTTTGTCGCCGTGCAGATCGGCGGTTTGCATTCAGGCAGACCCCACTTGTTCGGGTCTTGGCATGGATAGCGGTAGAAGCCGTCCTGAGAAACCCAAAAGATCGCCACAATCGCGGCGACAAACAGGAGCCACATGATCTTCTCTTTCATCGCGCCCTCACTGAATCGGGTTTTTGCTTAGGTCGTCCATCGCTTTCCATAGGTCTTCGATGTCGCGGTCATACTTGTCGAGGTTGTCTTTCAAGTCAGATGTGATGGCATCTGACTTCTCCACAGAGGAGCGCAAGTCAAGCAGTTGCTTTTGCTGCTCCAAAATAGTTTCCATCTGTGTCCCAATGGACGACAGTTTGGGGGCGAGGCCGCGCACATCGTTGTCTTGGATGGCCTGTTCGAGCGTCTGCACACGGCTTTCCATGCCAAGAACGGCGTTGATGCTTTCCTCTGCTGCCCAAAAGCGGTTCACAGTGTCGTAGGCGTAGTAGATGCCTCCAGACAAGCCGGAAAGGACTGGTAAGGCTACAGCCAGATACCAGCCCTTGAAATCGAAGCCACCAATCTTGATGGAGGTTCCGCTGTCTTCGTCGTCACTCACGAGCCATATCCTGCGCTGTAAATGTCTTCAGCACTGACGCCGTTGCCAGCCAAGAAGCCTTGGAAGCCCAAACCGAAAGTGTTTCCGGCGCTGACGTTCAAGATGTCGGCAGTCGCGCTGTAGGCCGCATAGCCTCCGTACAGGTTGACGTTTGCTGTTGCGGCATAGGCATCGACAGTTGAGGTCAGGGTGGTGTTGTTGGCTGCGGCAAGAAACGCGCCAGCTTCACGGGCGTATTCCTGCACCGAGGCCAAGGCGTTGTTGTAGTCGCCCTGCTCTGCGTCAGACACCGCCAGTTCAGGCGAGTTTTCCAGCATGGCTTGCATGGCCTGTTGCTCAGGCACAGTGTCCGCTGCTGCTGCCATATCAGCCACTGTTGCGGCAGTCATCAACACCAAGGTAGCATCAACAAGGCTGTCAATAGAAGTGTTGAGATTTGCCATGGCCTGAGCGTGTTGATCCATAAAAAGGTCTTGAGCGCCGTAATAATTGGCATCAATAACGTCCTGAATGGCGTTGTTGTAGGCGTTCTGCATCTGGTCGTTGATTGCCGCAGTCTGCATAACGCCAGCATCCAAGATACCACCAGTGCCAGCAGCCTGAACAGCCCCCGCCATCAGAATCTGGGATGCGCTAATTTGCCCCAGAATCGTTTCCGCCGCTTGGTTTAGATTCGGCATCGTCTGGTCCGCCATTGCCTGTGTTGCGGCGGAAGCGCTCAGAAAGGCTAGGACCAGTGTTTTGGTTGACTTCAACATTGGGCAGTTCCTTTCCCATCATCAAAAATTCGTCCCAGAAAGTCTGGTCGTCGGCGTATCCTACCACATAAATGAAGGGCTGACTACGCATTGTGATGTAGGCGTCCCTGCCCATCATCAGCTTACCAGCAGCGATGGAGTAGACAGGGCAGGGCGTCGAAGCGAGCGCCATCGCTTTGAAGATGGCAGGGTTGCCGCACATGAGGGAGATACCGCTGACTTGGAGGCCCAGTCCGCCAGTGTCTTGAGGCGTTCCGAGAAGTCGGCTGTCTTTTCTACGATTGCACTCAGGGTCTTGGATCATTTTTCCGTCAGCTTTGCCAAAAATACTGATCTGAAAGGCTTGCTGGATCGGGATGAGGCAGGAGTCATTGCCGCCGCCGCCCATGACTGTAGGGGCTGCGGCAGTGGGAACAGGCTGACTGAATGGCGCGGAGCCAGCGCCGTTGTAGTTTGTAGTTTCGTTGCTGGTGGGGTTGTTGCTGCCAACAGTGGAGTTGGTGTTGCCGCTGTTGGTGTTCAGGTCGCCTGTGACTTGCGCTGCGGCAGGGCCTAGTAGAGCGAGCAGACTTCCCCAAGCGAGGAGCGCACAGATAGATCGCCGCCACACATCAAGGCGTCCCCAGCGTCGAACTGGCCCATGTAATAGAGCGTCTGCGCGTTCTGCCTGATCTCGCATTGGGTGTCCCCCTCTGGGCAAGCAGTCGTATAGGCGATTGATGTGACAGCGATAGGTCCGCATGAGGCAAGGAGCAGCAAGGGGAGCCACTTCATTTCCGCAACACCCCTTCGATTGTGTCCAATTTCTCAAAAATGCGGCGGAAGTTTTCCCGCATCTCCTTAAACTCGCGGTCGTGCGCCTCTTTGTTGGCCTCGTGGACTGCTTGCAGCACGGCAATCTGGGTCGCGTGGTTCTGTTGGGTGCGGTACATGAAGATGACGCCAGCCGCGATAGGCGCGACGATCCACTGCATTCCAGTATTTATGAGGTCGAGAAATTCCATGACTGGTCCTTACCGCAAGCAGCCTAAACCCATATACATTGTGGCGGTTGCAGCAACTGACACAGTGTAAGTTCCGGCGGCAGAAGCATCACGATGCCCGGTCGCCCACCCGTAGCTGTTGCCATTGTCGCCCTCTGCATCGCGGGTAGCGCCAGTGAAGGCTGGTGACTGGTTGTCGTTGTCCAGCCACACAGGCACGAAAATCAGGCCGTCTTGCGGTATGACGATGCTTGCAGAGGATGGAGCGCCGCTGTCGTAAGCCACAGAGCGCCAGATCGGGCTTTCTAGGCCGTAGACTGCATACATAGCCGCCATACCGCTAGAGCCAGTCGTGCCGCCGACAGAGAAGGTAGGATCAGCAGTCACAGTGGTCCCAGTCGGCACATAGGCGCAAGCAAAGGAGGCCGCGCCGGAGTTTGCCACTTCTGCCGCCACGCCGTTTATCAGACAGGACGTCATTACGGCAGTTGTGTTTGTGCTTCCGATATAGACAATGAAGCGGTTTTCCGCCGGAGTCGATGTCGCGCTTCTTGTTGATGCGTTTCCAAAAGGAAAGCCATCCAAATAAGTCACAGTCGGGACTGGGCTAATCGGGTTTGCAAAAGGCATCAAGGGGAAGCTCATTGCAGGGCCACCACGTTAGCGACGCGGAATCCGTTGAGTCTTGTGACGTACACCATGAAATCATGGCCATTGGTACGAGTGAACGGAGCGCCTGTGGTCTTGTTAAATCCAGAAAAGCTGATGTTCCCTGCGGAAGCGCCGTTGCTGATCTGGAGTACCATCGTGTAGTCACCAGAAACAGTAGGACCAGCGATGTTGATGCCCGATGTAATCGTGCCAGCAACTGTCTGCGCCCCAGTAGTTGTGCTGGCGAAAGATACAGACCCAGCAGATGATGCCGTTACTGTATAGGTTCCATTATACCCGGATGGCGTTACACCAGCCACAGTAATGCTAGAACCAACAGGATGCACAAACGCTGTGCCAAAAGTAATAGTGGCGACAGCGCCTGTGCCGCTTGTGGCCGATGTAGCAACAGTTCCTGCGTTATTGATGAAATACCGCATATTTCCACCGACAGGAGTCAGCGCATAGCTTTCATAGGCAGTTTTTGTGCCGTCAAACACAGCAGTGTTTGTCACAGCAGCCGTGCGGTTTTCGCTTACATTTGGCGACGAGAGGGCTGGTCCGACTAAGCGACCTCCCATGTTGATATTACCATATGCGATAGTTCCGGCTACTGTCTGCGGGCCTAGAGCAGCAGGGACAGTAAATTGGACTTGATTGAGCGTAGCCGTTCCAGTGGTAGTCCAAGTGCCATTGTAACCAGTTGGGGTGACGCCAGAGATGGTAACAATCGAACCTACAGGTAGAGTTTTTCCGTTACTGAATGTCACTGTAGCAACAGTAGAAACGCAAGTCGCAGTTACTGTCGCAGATGTTCCGCCAACTGTAACGTATGGACCCAGCGCAAGGGTGTCTGAAACAAGTTCGTTAGTGATAGCCGCTGCCGTAGTTGCAGGAGTCATTACAGCAGTGTTGTTTGTGCCAGCTATAGCTAAGGCAGATGTAGCAACTGAACTGATAAGTCCATTGCTAAGGCGGAGATTGCCAAATGCAATAGTCCCAGCCACTGTTTGCGAAGTCAGGGATGTTGGCACAGTAAACTGTACTTGGTTAAGCGTAGCAGTACCAGTTGTTACCCAAGTGCCGTTGTAAGCAGTGGGGGTAACTCCAGCAATAGTAACTACCGAACCTACTGGAATGGTCATCCCATTAGAAAATGTTACAGTGGCAGTAGTTCCAGCGCAACTTGCGTTTACAGTTGCCGTAGACCCACCGACAGTTACGTTGTATCCATCAAAACTAAGATTGCTTGACGCAGCGTAACTGCCCGATGAGTTGAAGGGAATTTGCGTGTTAGCCCCTGCGGCAATGGTCGGATTGGCAAAATAGACATTTGTGCCGTCAGAGTAAACTATGGCGCGAGTGGACGCAGCAATGACCACACTTGCTCCTGCTGCTGCGGTACGGAACGTCAAAGTAAAGGCTCCTGACGCCGCGTTAGACACAATCCATTTTCCGCCAATTCCTGACGGAACTTGGTATATTACGTTACCAGATAACGTGCCAGTAAAGTGTATAGCCATGTTGCTATACTGTGCGGCAGATAGTGTGACTGTCCCGCTTCCAACAGTAATTGGCTGCGTCGAGCCTAGAATGTCATCAAGAGAATCAAAATCAGTGTTGATCTTAGTTCCCCATGTGTCAGAACTGGCCCCAACTTCTGGTTTGACTAGGTTGTAGTTCGTCGTGGTTGTATCGACCATTCGTCCTATCCTTGTTCGGTCCACGCTGACTCGTCAGCGGCTTGTGGGGTCCAGCCACCCGACGATGGGGGCTGTAGAGTCCAACCAGATGTCCCTGCATTTTGTGCCGTCCAAGTGTCAGTAGACGACGATTGTGGGGTCCAGTCTTCGATCTGCGCGGGGTCATCTTCCCATTTTTTGCGGGCAAATGCAACAAAGGTGAGCGCACTCGCTATATTCGAGGCTGCAAGCGCAAGGCGCTGGGCAGATGTAGTCAGTTCTGACTGGATACTGATGTTCGTTCCAGACAGATAAATCGCAAGCGCAGTGACAGAAGTCTGCGAAGTCAGGTCGATGAAACTGTTGCCCAGCAGCACTTTTTGTGCTGCTACAGTCGTCGTTGACGTTATAGGAATCGTTGCTGAAAACAAAGTGATAATGGCGGAGTCAGCTACAACAGATAGTGTGATTGGTATATCGGACGCAACATTTTGTATGCGAGTAGCGCTTGCCGTAACGTCTGACTGGAGCGTGATTGCAGATGCAAAATTAGTGGCATCGCCTACGGCGTAGCCTTCAATCCAGTAATCAGGCTCAACGTAATACGGCGCGGGCATGGGATAGTCCTTATGTCGGGTAAGGATACCGCGTTTTTATTTCTGAGACTAGAGCGAGCCACTGATCCATCGTTGCTTCACCACGCTGGGCCTTGAAAAACAGAGGGTCGGACTCTGCCTTATATGCCGCCGCACGGGCTTCCTGCTGCACTTCTTTTGTTGGCACATACGGCGGTGGCTCTGTAAAGGTTATACCATCATATGACCAGCCAATCGTAGCCATGCCAATGATGTTGGGCCAAGAGGCGCACCAATCTGGGACATTTTCAGGGTCAATCTCAAGCACGTTGACTACTTTGCCGTCTTTGATTTCAGCTTTTTGCATGACTATCACCCAATTGTCCAAACGCGAACTTCGCCACGCGCACCAGCGCCCGCACCCGTGCCGCCTCCACCGCCACCAGCAGGGGCGCTTCCAGCGCCATTTGGATTGCCACCATTACCACCAAATGTTGATACGCCTCCAAGAGAGCCACCCGTCCCGCCAGCGCCACCTCCGCCACCCCATATGGCTTGCCCGCCATCCCCTTGGTCATGCCCACCAGCGCCGCCACCCCAAAATTCTCCAGCGCCCCCATAACCCAGAACAGCAGAGCTACCCGCCCCGCCTAGAAATGAGACAGCCGATGGACTGCCTGAACCCGCTTGTGGACCTTGGGAAAAACTGTTCCCACCAGCGCCGCCTGGCGTAGCTAAGCCAGCGCCTCCACCAAATACAGTCCTGCCATCAAAAGTTGTGTTTCCGCCAGCCGCACCCGCTGCTCCGCCGCCACCAACTGTAACTGCTTCAGTTGCCCCAAGATCAGAGGCTTTCAGCCACAACTCCCCGTAACCGCCTCCGCCTCCTCCGCCATTAAAGCTGGTTGGATGCCCCCCGCCGCCGCCAGCCCACATCCGAACAAAAACAATCGCATCTGCGGAAATCCCAGCGGGCTTTGTCCAAGTGCCTGTTGCGGTGAAAACTTGATAGTCAGCAAGGTTGCCCCATGTCGGCGCACCAGCCCCGCCAGAAAGTAGAGCCTGTCCGGCTGTCCCCGCGCCGATTGCTGCGAGCGCGGTCGTGCTTGTGGCATAGGCGATACCACCAGCAGCGGTGAACGTGCCGAATGATTTGCCGTCGGCTGTCGCAGCATCGCCTGTGATGCTAATGCCCCAAGTTCCAGATGCACCCGTCCCAGTTTTTGTTGGTGCATCGTTTGCGATTTCTGCGTTTACAAAAGCGGTTGTGGCAATTTGCGTAGTGTTAGTCCCAACCGCCGCAGTAGTAGACGTAGGTGTCCCTGTCAAAGCAGGAGAAGCTAAATTAGCTTTACCAGCAATGTCGTTTGCAATTTCTGCGTTTACAAAAGCGGTTGTGGCAATTTGCGTAGTGTTAGTCCCAACCGCCGCAGTAGTAGACGTAGGTGTCCCTGTCAAAGCAGGAGAAGCAGTCTCCGCCTTGTCATTGTTGAGGTTGACAAAATTGGCGTCCACCTCGTTATGAGTAAGTGGGCTACCTTTTCCAGCGCGTGTGACGATAGTAGCCATGTCAGGATCAATCCAAAGTGATGTCTAGGTCGCCCGCAGGAACGCGCAAAACGTCCCCAGTTGCAATGGTTTTTGCCGCAATCAGGTCGCCGTAGGCAATGAGAGTGCCGCTAGTCACAGCAGTGAAGACACCCACGGCTACAATCGTTCCCCACGAGCCGCCAGCGGTCGGGTATTCGACGTTGGCAGTGTTTGTGGCTTGGTTGCCGGATACGCTCATGGTGAATGACTGGCGAGCGTAGGAAGTGCCACTGCATTCCGTGCCGCCGCCGCCCTCGCCGGGAGCAACAGTGTAAAGAGCCAGATACCAAGCCGTAGGGCGAGTCACTGAAGTCGTGGTGAACAGCCACTCAAGCGTGGTCGTTTCAAAGGCGTTTGACAGGCTCATGCGACAACTCCCGGCATTGGGGCGCGTAGCGGGCTACCCGCATAACGACGACCAGCTTCAGCATTCATAACGGACGCAAGCGTCTCGTCGTATTCGTTCTTCCATAGTGCCACACGTTCGTCTTCTTTTAAATAGGCAGGAGTGTGTCGCAGGACAGCGTAGGTGTAGAGGTCGAGATAGTCATCGGCCAGCCAAGAAGCGTCGGTCGTCGCAAAGTCAGGGATTTTGCTGTAGTAAGTCATAATGATCGACCGCGCAGGGTCGTCAGTCGCTGCCATAGGACCAACAAAATACAGGGCGTCATTGGCGATGGTGTAGATTGGCTGGAATGTGCTGGCGTTTGCCAGTTTGATGCGCTCGCGCTCGTAAGGCGAGACATACTGCATGGGGGCAGGAGGACTATCAGATGTGATGGTCCGCATCTCTAGATAATTGGCCGGAAGGGCGATTGAGTCAGCAATCAAGTCAGCGTCAGCGACGACAACCATGCGCTGAATCCGCAGATCGCGGTTCAGGCGGGCGTGGGCCATGTTGACCATATTGTCGAGGTCTGCCTCGAACACTGTGTCGCCGTTGCGCCAGACGAACCGCGCTAGGTAGGCTTTGAAAGCAGCATAATTCATTTCTGATGCACCCTTAGTCTAGCCCACGTTCCATCGCGTAGCTTTGTTTTAGCATAAGTTGCCCACTCGCGCGACCCTACTGATGCGCCGCACTCTTTTGCCCATTGCTGGGCGATCAGAACAGGCACTGTGCCAAGGTATTTGCCCCCAGCGGGGCCAGTGTTAGGACGCAGAATTTCTGCTGCGTCCTTAGCTGCTTCGAGAATGCCCTGCACATCTTGCGTTTTGACAAAGTGAAACTGCGTCCCGTTTGGGTTGAGATACAGTTTTTCGACGATTGGCGAAGATGGCAGTCGCATATTATGCCTCAATGTAGGGCTTCAAATAGCCCAGTTTGTTGTAGTGTATCGCCATCTCAGTGGACAATTCTACGATAGTCCCCGGATGTACGAGGTCTTCCATGCCGCCACCATTGGGGCTGATCGCGCCATTGATGACTTCGTATTTTGCCGTTGCGGGCTTTGCGCGTTTCTTGGGCGCGGGTTCCTCTGCGATTTTGACATCGACTTCAACGACAGCAATTTCAGGTTCGTCGGCCATAATGCACCTATGTTGGAGGTAGGGGCGGCGTTGCCGCCGCCCCAGTTGATGTTAGGCCGCTGCGCCAGTGGTCGCGTGGATCGCGCCGTGGGCTTTCTCGTTGGAGACTTTCAGCGTGTATTCGCAATGCACCATGCGGCGCTTTGCGTGGCCCGTCTGGGCCAGTTCCGTCTGACGCGGAGTTTCCAAGAAGGAGAGGCTCGCGTATTCGGGGTCCAGCACATACACCGAGTAGTTGTCTGCGGCGGTGGTTTGCTGGAAGCGGTTCGGGACCACCGAAAGTTCACCGAAATCCGAGTCATAGATGTCGATGGCGGCAGTCAGACGCTTGTCGATAGCGTCCTTGTAGCGAGTGGCGTTACCCGTGAAGTTCTTCGAGATGACGCGCTTGTTGTTGGCGTTAACCATGATGATCGAAGGCGAAGCGCCCTCGTTCCAGCAAGACTGAATGACGTTATTCAGGTTGGTTTCGGTCAAAACAACCGCCGTTCCCGGAGTCAGGGCAGCGTTAGGATAACCAGAAGTCGTGCCGGACAGCGTGGGCGCAGCGCCCGATGCACCCAGAACGATGTTGGTCCGCAGCCAAGCGGGCAGACCAGCAGCTTGACGAGCAGTGCCCGACGAGCCAGCGGCAGCAGCGATGTTCTGAAGCAACATGGCTTCCATATCGCGCTTCATTTCCTTCAGCTTGATGGCGACCTGAGCGGCCAAACGCTGGACGTTTTCAGCAGCAGCATCGACGGCTTCCGAAGTGTTCGAAACCGACACGATCTTGTCGCTGATCTGGGTGTAGTTGCCGAAGCGCTTACCCAGAGTGCCGTTGTCTTCGCCCGGAGCATCGTCACCTTCGATGACGCGGTTCGAGGTCGAGGGCGAGGCCAATTCCACAACAGTCCACTCGTGATAAGTGTTGGTTGCGGCGGGGCCGACACCGATAGCAGTCTGGAACGGCGTCTCTTCAGGAGAGATCATCGTGTACTGCTGTTCGAGGTCTTCACGGATGACAGTGTTGTCATACGTTTCGATGGTTTGTGCATCAACTGCCATGATAGTCTACCTTTTCGGTTTGCGGACAAGCATGGTGGCGGCGATGTCTTCGACGCGACCTGACTTGCGAGCGGTTTCCAGAGCGGCCTTTTGGTTCCGCGCGGATGCCGTTGCAGTTGCGAGATGCTTAGATGCTCCGGGCCTCATGGTGACTGCTGCCTTGGTCTGTTTCTGCGGTGCGGCTTGCCCTTTTGCCTTCAGTTGCCTGTAAGCGGCGGCGTCAGCCAGCACGAGATACATCCGATGATCCACGATGTCGGCCAGTTCATTGTCAGCGAATTGGTATGCACGAGCGGCGTCTACCATCATTCGCTGCATTTCTGGACCCTTTACGGGATCGCGCAGCACGGGCATGGCTTCGACGAGGCGATGAGCGGCTTCTGCCTTCATCTGGTCGCGTTGCTCTGCTTCTTGCTGCTGAAACAGCGCCACAGCTTGCTGCACTTTGGTTCGCTTCTGCTGAAGTTCACCTTGCTCCGCCCGCCAATTCTCAAGCTGAATGAGGTATTGGGTAGGGTTGGTTTGCTGAAGTGCGAGGCTAGGCTGCGGTATTTGAGGCTGGAACATCAGGCTCTCGAAGGCTGTAAAGGCTTTCACGAGGTTCTGACGGCCAGAGTTTAACTCCTGTTCCACTTGGACCTTCAGGCTTTCGGCCTGTTTTTTGGTTTCCGTGGCAACTTGGAGTCGCTTTTCGATTGCTCCTTCACCAGAATAGGCACGTTTCAAGTCAGCGAGCGTTACTTCTCGACCCTCTCCATCTACTGTCACCGGGATAAGCGTATCGTCGGTTAGTTGGAACGTCTCAAAGTTTTCATCATCGTCGTTGGCGGTGTCATCGGTGGGGGCGTCATCTGACTCATATTCTGACTCAGACGTCTCAACTTGGTCTTCGACGCTATTGTCCGCAGCGTCAGCGGTAGTCTCCTCCTCCTTTACAGGGTCAGCGGAGACGATCATGGAGGCAGCAATGTCGTCCATCGACATTTTGCCAATCGGTTGTCCGGCTTCAAGAGCCATTAGCTTTTCCTCTCATCGACCTGCCGCGCGAGATTACGCAGCGTTGCTCGAAATGTATCCACGGCCCTGACTTTGGCGTGGATATGAGTCATGCTTACAGTGTCTTGACTGTCAACGGAACAAAATTCTGCAAAAGCCTCTGCGACCATCTGATTGCAGATTTCGGTCACGACCGCATCTTCCAGCAATTCTTTGGCGCGGCGGGCTTTTGTGAAGGGATCAACCATTCTGAACGGCCTCTGCTGGTGCGGTTGGCGGAGTCAGCGGTTCGGCGGTCGGCGCTTCGTAGGGCGCTGACCGAATCTTTTCTTGCTCCAAAGCGATCTTCTGCTTGTCGATTGCTGACTTGGAGGCAGCGATTTCGAGGTCTTGCGCCATTTTGTCGCGCTCCAGATCGTCCTTGGCGGCAAATTCCAGTGCGCGGATTTGGTTGTCCAGCGCAAGGCGGCGCTCCTCCAGCATGGAGGTGACGTAGAGTTCGCGCTCTTTCAGTTGTGCCTTGATCTGCTCGGCTTGGACCATCGCAGTGCCGGGGTCCATGACTGGCTGCTGGTTCTCAGCGGCCTGTTGGGCTTGCTGGGCGAGGACTTGCTCGACTTCCGGCGTGACGGGGGAAAAGTAGCGGCTGACGTTGTAGATGCCGTACAGCTTCGTCATGTCTTCGAGCGTGTTGTAGATGTTGCGGTAGGTCACAATGGGGTTGGACGGCCCCAAGGTGGCAACAATCTCTTTTTGCTGCGCTAGGACGCCCTGTAGGCCCGCCAGCTTTTCTGTTGCCTCGCCAGTACCCAGACCCACATTGGCCCGCATATACAGCGTAGGATCGAACATGGCGGTGTCTACGGGGACGTAATCGCCGTTCACTTCCATGATCTGCTCGCGCGGCATATGCCACATGGACAGCTTGAGGATGCCGTTGAAGACAGTCTTCAGGCCCTCTGCAATGTTGCGAGCCATGACTTCGATCTGGCCTTGCGACATCTGGATCGTGTTCATGGCGGCTTCGCGGGTCGTGGACTGCAAAGCATCGTGGTCGATGCCCATTGCAGCGCCAGTGACGCCGACTTTCTGCTCAGTGTCTTGCTTGAGGAACTGCAAGAGAGGAAGCATAGACGAAATGGTGGACTGAACCCCAATTTCTTGGATTTGTCCTGCTGCTTTCACACGAATTGGAGCGCCTACAGCGGGGTTCAGCACATCATCCATGTTCACGAGCGTGTCATGGACGGCTAGACGGCGGTTGTTTGAGAGGTGGGCGTTGTCAACTGTCGCGCGGATGAGCGAGGTCATTGTGTCTTGTTCTTGGCGCACAACGTCAAAGAGTGACTTGCCGAAGACAGTGTTTGGTTCTGGGTCGATTGAAATCAGGCCGAATGGGACTTGTGAAGCGCGTTCATGCTGTAGAAGTTCGTAATTCGTGCCGCCTAGCCAGAAGCGGTATAGCTGCGGGATGCCTGTGCCGTCAAGATCGTAGCGGGCGTAGCACTCAGTTACCAAGACGAGCCGCATCATGCGGTCCATCGACTCCTGCTCCGTGACTTTCATGTAGCCACGGCGATATTCTGACTCGCCCGCTCCTGCGTAGAGTTCGGGGTCGATTGTGTCGAGGTTGTCGAGTTCTTCAAACGGAAGACCCATCGCCACGGCATCGCCCACCCGCATTTGGCGGCGGTGGCCGATGACGCGAGCGTCTTCGACGCCAGAGGCGTTTTCGTCGATGAAAAACTCCTCCAAAGGCACGTTTTCGACACGAATTGAGCCGTTTTTGACGTAAAGTGCGATTTCTGCGTCAAAAAGTTGGATTTGAGTGCCGTCCGGCGAGATAATGACGGGCTGCGCCGCAGAAGGCGTCACGGACATAATCATCGCGTCAGGACGAGAGGAGATTCTGTCCAGTTCCTCTGTCGGAATGGCAGTCAGGTCGATGTATTTGACTTCAGTGGCGTCATCGAACCAGAATTTCATCACCCCTAGCTTCTTCAGCATGGAATTTTGAATGCAGTCATACAAAGCGCGGTAGCCGTTTGAGCGGAAAAACAGCGAATTGACAAATTTGGACTGCTGCGCCGCCAAAGATGCTGACTTTGTGCCGTTGGGGACAAACTCGACGATAGTGTCTGCTTGCAGGAAGATACGCATCAAGGATGGGCGGGCAGAGCGGATCGCGTCCCGCACTGTCGTCATCACAACTTTGGAGCGGCCATTGACAGTTTGGATGTCAGTCAGGCCATCGTAGTATTTTTGAGCCGTCTCCCATCCGGGCATAAACTGCTCGTCGATGAAGTTGACGGCAGTGTTGACCAATGCGCCGATTTCGTGTGCGGCGTCATCAACAGAAATGGTCTGATCTTCCGCAGGAGGAACGGAATCGTCGATGCCCCAGATGTCTTCAGCCATTTTCTGCCCTCAAAGTCAGCGGTTATCGACGATATTCACAAGAATCTGCGACTTTGACTCTGCGACTACGGCGTGTTTCACATGGTTGATCGTCGCGTAGTATGCGCTGGCCTTGTTGTTCGGGCTGGGCGGCGAGATCGTGACGGCCATTAGCTTTTACCGACTTTGCCGTTGGTACGCATGGCTTCTGCGACAGTCTTCTTGACGATAGCTGACTGCTTCACAGGGTCCATCTTCTGCTTACCATCAGACGAGAACATACCGCCGCTGGTGGGGGGAAGAATTTTTGGGAAGGGGTTCTTTACACCGCGAATAGGCATTTTTGCCTCCAAGTTACAGGTTCAGTTGCGACACTCTACCAGTTAGGCGGCTTTTGGTCAACGAAGGCTCACACAAGTCCGGGCGCGGACCACTGAAGCGGCTTCTTCCAGCTATTTTTGCCGTTGGATCGACCGACTGCAATGGCCCCGCCGCCAGCGAAAGTCAGACAAAGTGCGTCAGCCAAGTTGGGCGACCTGACTCCGCGCTGCTTCATCGCACCCTTTGACTCGACATCTGCCTTACCAGTCGATGTGAAGATCGCTTGCGGCTCCGCCAATTCCGACATCAGCTTCTCGGCCAAGTCCAAGTCTTTTGGGAAGACGACATTGCGCTGCTCCAGCCATTCCCTGACTGCGTACCACAATTCCGCCCGCAACCGCGTGTAGCGGTCTTTCATGGAAGGGGATTCAGCAACGTTAACGTCAACAGCAGGAAGCCCAAGCTCACGAAGGCGGTCAGCCACACCAGCGCCCAGACCAATCGAGTCAACGAAGATAGATTCTGGACGCTCCTTGTCTGGCGTCCTGTCCCAGCGTTCTTTAACACGGCCTGTGACGCGCATAAGGTCGGCGTCATACCATTCGAGGAGTTCTTCAACGTGGTTGTCTGCTCGGATGCAAAAGCCTGTTGGATCGCCTCCGCGTCCGGGGTCCACACCCCAAAAACGCTCCGCGCCGCGTAGGAGGTCAACGTCTCTGCCCCATGCGCCATCAATCAACTCCTTGGGAATTACAGTGTCGGCAACGCTTTCAGGAAATTCGCCCAAGACTTTGTAGCGGTAGGTGTTCGAGCCTGTGCCGTAAGTCAGGGCAATGTTGTCGACGAAATCCTGCGTAACGCGAGAACTGTCGAAAGACGACACTTTTTTGGTGAACCATTTGTGCTTCAGGATGGAATGCGTCTTGTGGAAGTAGCCAGTCGGTCGCGTTGGGTTGCCAATCAGGATGAAGATAGAACCAGCCGACGACATTGTGCCTTCTGCAAACTCGAACACGATGTCCGGCACACCGCTCGCCTCGTCCACAATCGCCATCACATGGCTTGCGTGGATACCCGCCAATGCTTCAGGCGAGTCAGCGCGGGCGGTTCTGAACGAGATAAAGTTGTTGTCGCCGCCCGGAGTGCGCCGAATGCGGTCCTCAGTCATCTCAATCTGGACGCGCAGGAAGTCAGGAAGTTTGGCAATCCAGCGTTTCGTCTCTGGAATTAAGCCGTCCTTCAACTGTGAACTGGACGGAGCAGTCACAGGAATCTTCACATCGTCGCGGAACAGCAAGTAGTGGATGGACAGCCACGCACAAAGCGCTGTCTTACCCACTCCGTTGCCAGATCGAATTGAAATTCGCGTCTCACCGCTGTCCAAAGCAGCCATCGTCTCGCGCTGCCAGTCTTCGACTTTCTCGACGCCCAAAATTTCAGTGACGAAAAAATAGCGATCTACAGCACACCGAGCGACAAGAGCAGAATAAAGGTCGTCTTCTTCGCTCACTTCTTCTTGCCGGACTTTTTGCTCTTACAAGCCATCTTCTGTTTCCTCCTCAGTAGGGTCTTCGAAGTCTTTACGCTCCCACGCTATGCACACGCGCAAGTCATGGCAAATGAAGTCCAGCTTCGTGCAGTAGCCGCGTGATCCGGCTCCAACATCAAACTTGTTCATCGGAATCGCCAGCATTTCTGCCTTCGTCTCAGGCGTATTGTCGTAGTATTCGCAGTTCGAGCAAAGCTGACACCGCGCTTCTTTTTCAGAAGTCAGCGTAGCAGCAGCAAATTCGCGCCAATAGTCCTTGTTGGCAGTCGGCATATTGCTTGGAGCCAATGGCCCCAACATCCAGTTGTCGATGGCATTCTGAGTGTTCTTGGAGTTCTGACTGGCAGAGATCACAATCTAGCCTTTCTGTGGATGCCTACGCCCAACTGGCATTTGTGGGCGGTTGGGCGTAGGACTTAGCAAGCAATAGGGAGGACCATTGCAAGCGAAGAATACGAAAAACTGACAAAGGCGTCAATCTTTCTTCGCTGACTTCGCCCCTTGCAACTCTGGCAAGTTCAACGTCCCTGCCAGCAAACGCAAGTGGTGTGGCAAAGCCCCTGCAACCTCAGAGGTTGAGTCAGCCAATTTCGCTTCTGCACTGACAGTCTCGACGCGCCCATAGGCTCGTGTGATCGCCATGTCGATCAGCGCCATTTGATTGCGCGGACCCATCCCATTCCACTTCTCCTCGTCGTTCAGCATCTCGAACATCTTGAGGACAGCACGCCGCCCATTCTCCTTCAGCAACTTCGCACTCGCAGCGTCCAGCGCATACCTGTCGTGAACAGCAGCCTTGCGGACCTGATCTTCCGGCGACTGCGGCACAACAGTCAGCTTGGCATTGGGCAGTGGGCTATCTGACATGGTTCCCTCCAGTTGCCAAAAGTATAGCGACAGAATGCTGGTGTGTCCACAGGGGACGGAGCGCCAGCGTAGTCCACCTGTAGTGGACTGCGCGTATGGGATAAAGCCTCGCGCATAGGACATATGGCAATAGCGCGTTCGTTCATAAAGCCTCGCCCGCGATATTGAGCCAGAATTACGCCGGCAAATTTTGTGAATTACGCCGGCAAATTTTGTGGTGCGGTTTCGCCCTCAAAGTGAACTACTACTTAGTAGTTCAAAATTTTGCAGCGGAAAATTTTTGAGGTCGCTGACTCGGCCTGACTCATCCTGACTGGCCCTGACTCACGCTGACTCGACGCGTGTTGTGTTTTTCCGAAAAAGTAAAATTTATTGGGTGACAGCCTGTTAGGGTGTCAAAATAAAACTGCCCCGTCCGCCGCCGCCCCGTGGGGGGGTCGCGCGTCAAAGTCAGCCCTGACTCAGGCTAACCTACTGATATTGCTGCATAATCCATACCGGTTAACGCCCTGACTTGGCCCGCCCTGACTGGCCCTGACTTGGTTCAAGGTTGAACCATATTGCCGCCCTGACTTGGCCCTGACTTGGCCCTGACTTGGCCCTGACTGGACGGCGCGGGATGCGTGACACGCCGCCGCCCGCTGCACCGCCGGACGGCTTGGGCGCGGGTCGCGCACGAGGTTAGGCCAACCCTATGACTTGCATAGGCAATGCCTACCCATGCCCTGACTTGGGTAGGCCATGCTTATGCGGTGCTTAGGTTTGGCCTATGCTATGCCCTATGCCTGCATGGGCTATGCCTATGCCATACTTAGGCAATGCCTAATTAGGCCAGATCGGGGCCGGATGTTGGAATAGTGCTAGTCTAGCCTGACTTTTGCTGACTAACCATTGCTTAGGCCAGACCTAATGGCCCGCAGAGGCCCGCAGAGGCCCGCCACAGGCCCATGTCGCTTGGCCTAGGCCTACCCCTATCCCAACCCTGACTTCGCATTTTGCAGGGTTTGTGCTGGCCTCTGGCCCTATGCCGCCCGCCGCCCGTTAGATCACGCCCCAACATCCCGACAAACTGACTTGGGCCACGATAGACCCGTGACCCGCCGCCCGCCGCGCAGCTAGGGCGGTGACTATAGGTCACTGCGCGAAGCGATAAAGCCACGCGCGTAGGTGATATAGCACCGCGCGCGAGGACGCTGTAACCTATTGAAATTGCTTGGTTATTTTCGGTGTTTTTTCGTCACGATCTTACAAACCATTGAAAACATTGGATAAAATGGGCTTTGTCCAGGCTAAAACACCTGGTGTTTTATAGGTAAAGTCAGGATTGACTTAGGCCTACACTCGCCCTATTTGTGGGGGCGGGCACTCACGCCCGTTTGCTAGGATTGACCGCCATGAACCTGACCAACGCTGACCGCGCCACCCTACGCCGCTTGATTGCGGCGCATCCTGACTGGCCCGCCTACCGCCGTATGCACGGCGTCGACACGTCCAGCCTTGGCGCTGCACGCGCCCTTTCCGTTGCCCAACACCTTGGAATTGACGTTTCCCGCTTCACCTCTGACACCTCAGCACAGGACACCGCCGCCATGACAACGGCCCCCACCGCCCCCGCTGGCCTTTTCAACACGACCCGCCCCGCCGCCACGCCCGCCGTGATGCGGCCCGCCGCCAGCGCCGCCCCTAGCGTTCAAAGCGCGATGGATGCGCTGATGGCGGCGCTGACCGCTCAACAGGGCGACACGGCGGCGCTGGACGATTTGACGGCGCGTGTGGATGCGCTGGAAAGCGCCGCGCCCCGCTTGCTTGTGGTAAATCAGGATGGGGCGGCGTGGGGCGCAGAACTGCCCGCCAGCCGCCACCCCATGCTTGAAACGCTCATCCTGACAGTGGCGGCGCGTGACATCGCGGGCCACCGCATTAACGCATGGCTTGCGGGGCCAATGGGGTCAGGCAAAACGACCGCCGCCCGCATGGCGGCGGAAGCCTTGGGGCTGGACTTCGCGCCTATGGGGGCGATGTCGCAAGCTTTCGAACTGATGGGCTTTGTGGACGGCGGCGGCGCGTATCACACGACCCCCTTTGTTGAGGCCTACCGCAACGGCGGGCTTGTGTTGCTGGATGAACTGGACAGCGCTGACCCCACGATCACCCTGATCTTGAACGGACCGCTAGACAACGGGCGTATGACCCTGCCCACGGGCGAAGTGATCCACCGCCACCCTGACTGTGCCATCATTGGCGCTGGTAACACACATGGCAACGGGGCCACGGCGGAATATGTCGGGCGCAATCGGCTGGACGGCGCTTTCCTTGACCGCTTCGCATTCCTTGACTGGGCCTATGACGAAGCGCTTGAAACAGCGCTTGCGGGTAATGCTGACTGGTCAGGTCGCGTTCAAGCGGCCCGCCGCCGCGCCGCCAAAGCGGGCCTTAAAGTCGCCATCACGCCCCGCGCTTCAATTCGCGGCGCGGCCCTCATTCGTGCGGGGCTGGCCCCTGACGCCGTGGCCCGTATGACTTACCTGCGGGGCCTGACTGACGCCCAAATCCAACAAATTGAGGTGGCCTAAATGTTGCGCTTTGACTTGATGTCCCCCGCTGGCGACCCCATCCCATGCGCCCGCTTTGATGCGCCAGAGGCGTTGGCGGCCTACCTTGCTGGCCCCGTGGCGGCGTATGGCACTGACAGATGGTCAGATGACAATCTGTCATTCTATGGGGCCGACCGCGCCGACACCTTGCACCGCGCCCTGTTGGGCGATGTTGCGCGTGTCGCGGCGTCTGACGCTATGCTTGACCGCATGGAAAGCGCCGTGGGCTTTGAGGCGCGGCGCTGGCGGACAGTGGACTGCGTGGCGGGCGGATCGCCCAATGTTCCCGCTTTTCTGGCGGGCTCGCCCATGTCCATGCGGCGGCGTGTCCGCACAATGGACACCGCCGCCCCGCTGACGATTGCGGTGGAGATGACTGTAAGCGCCAATGCAAAGCCCGCCGAAATTGCCCGCCGTGGCGCGGCGGCGCTGGCGCTGGCCCGCATTGCCGCCGCCGCCCGCCCCGTGACTTTGTGGGCTTTCTACGGGGCGCAAAATTACGGGCAAAACGCCGCCTTTGCGGTCAGGATTGAGACGGCCCCGCTGGACCTAGCGCGGGCCGCTTGGTTGCTTTGTTCGCCAGAAGCTTGCCGCCGCGCCGCGCTGTCGACTTGTTGCGTAGTCGGGGGATGGCCCGCAGAGGGCGGCGGGGCGCAATGGATGGACGACCACGCCGCCACGATGGCGGCAATCTTGCCCACGCTGACGGGGGCCACTGACTTCGTGAGCGTGGCGGGCCTCAACACGCACGAGGGCCGCGAAGCCTTTGCCAACGACACGGCGGCGGCGGCATGGGTCGCATCCATGCTGGCGACCCATGGGGCGGTTGAGCGGGCCGCATAGGCCCGCCGCCAGCCCGCCGCCCTGACTGGCCCGCCATTGGCGGGCCTATTCTTTCGCCCTGCCCCTGCCCGCCGCCGCCAGCACCTGACTGGCCCGCCGCCCTGCCCGCCGCCGCCCTGCCCCTGCCCGCCGCCGCCAGCACCTGACTGGCCCGCCGCCCTGCCCGCCGCCGCCCTGCCCCTGCCCGCC